TTGGCGTTGATGTTTTGCAGTTCATGGGCGGAGGTTCATTAGCTGCTTTAAGTAAGGCCTTGCTTGAGGGTAGGAATACCGCACGACAACAAGTAGCGGATAAGATAAATGAGGTATTTAAGAATACAGGAATTATTTCTTATAATACAGCAACAGGAAAATTTGAATTATTTTCTCAATCGTCCCAAAACGGTTTTGATATTGATTGGTTAGAGACCGCAGCCAACTGGGCAGGCCAAATAAATGCCTTTGTTGAGGCAGGAGAGGCAGCAGTTGACGGGTTCGAAGACGTTATGGACTGCTTGGGGCAGTTTGGGGCGTGGTTGGATAGTAATGGACCCCTTGATCAGGGGGGCTTTGGTGGAATTGCCTCTACTTATGGGGGAAACCAATACACAGAAAATACACGGCAGGCCAATTTTGCAATAGCTCAATCACTAATTCAAGATGCATTAAATTTTGCTGCTCAATGTTCTAGTCAGTTAGAGACAATAGGAAAGATTCTCTTTGAGAGGCAACTAGAAGCCGCTGCGGCAGAAGAAGATGATGGCCCTATCTTTAGATTAACTTTTGGCCCCCCTGTTTCTAAACAAGGTGTGTTTGTTTTATCCGAGGATGGCCTTTACTTTGATTCTCAGGAGCGTTTATATAATGGAAAAGAGATCCCTTCTGCTTCTGATATAGGCTTTGTTGTTGATAATGAAAAGTGGAACCTAAATTATGCACCTAATCTTGGGGGCAAAGGAACCATGATTACGATTGATCAATTAAATGATTATGTTAACACAATTTTTGATCTTTCTTATATTGATAATTCCTCAGAGCTTCAGACTTATTATGCCAAAGATTACTTTTTAGCTGTATTGGAAGAGCAGAAAGATAAACTTGTGTATGATACAGAGTCTCAGGTAGAAGAGTTACTAGGTGGTGGTTACACCGAAGACTCGGCTTTAGTGGTAAACACTAGACAAAATTTACTTTCAGTAGTATCAACATATAAAGAAAAAGAAGATAAACGAAAGAAGCAGATTGAAGTTGCTGTAAAATCTTCTGACTTGCTTGGTTCAAGTGAAGTGTTCGAACCAGGCCAAGTTCCAGTTAACGACTTCTCTTTTCTAAGTAGTGTCGCTGTAAACATTCCAGTAGATAAACAGAAGGAGCTATCTTTTGATTCTGGTGAGGTGTCGGGAGTTGTGCTGCCAATCAAGCCTAAATTCGTTAGAAACTATGGAGCTGAATCTAATTCGCTTTTATCTCCTGTTGTGATCCCCCCTGTAGGTTTAGGTTCTATTGTTTTTAATCCCTCTATAAACGATCAAGCAGCCCCTGCTGTTTCCTTAACAGATTCTATTACTACAAGCGGATTATTTGCAATCTACAATTTCTTAAAAGGGTCCACTGTATCACCTTCCTCAACACTGTACAACACAACCAATCCAGCACAGCCCTCCTCAGACTTGGACGGACAGTTAGTTGGTATAGCTCAGAATGTGTTTAATACGGGATTGGGCGTGCCCTATCTAGCAGGAATCTCTAGAATAAAAGCTACTACAGCAGAGATAACAAAAACGTCGGGATATTTTAGATTACCTTCTCACAAAGAATTTGAGAATTTAATGTATAACCCTAACGGTTGCAGCATTGATTGCTGGCTACACATTCCGTTCTTTGGTTACGATTTAGTTCAGCAAGAAACCTACCCAACAGAACCTGCACGTTTACTAAACAATAATAATGGTGCTTGGACAGATTATAATTATTACAGAATTCTAATAGGTAACGAAAACATGGGCGGTGCTCCTCAAGCAAATAGCGTTAGCTCTTTACTTGCATCGGAACAACAGGAGAATACAAAAGGCCTTCTTATAGGCTTTACCCGTGATCCAGTAATGTTCTCTGACGCTCCCATTATTCCTGGGCCAAACACAGATCCAGGGTTAAATGCAGGGTTAGCTAGTTCTGCTACCGTTGCATCTTCTTGCTTCTTTATTGCGCCAACACAATCTTTTGGGGATGATTCGGTTGAGTTTATTCCTAAGATTAAAGATTGTAGTTTCACAGGGTATCATCGTATGAAGGTTGATGTTTCTTCTGCTTTGTCAAACGGCAAATCCTTGTCTGATGTTTCCTCTACTTACATCCATTTACATATAGCATTTAATGTTCCAAAAGATGAATGTACAGTATATCTAGACGGTAGCATTCTTTCTACTTCAGCAATTTCTGATGTGTTTGGCGTTAAATCCTTTACTTCGCCCAAAGTACCTACCTTCATAGTTCCTAAAAATAAACCCTACAGTAGCTTCTACTATAGTTCTGGAACTGTTAATCAGGCACCTGGAGTTACCACTTTCGATACCGGGCCACAAAATGATACTTACTTCACTCCCTGGATTGTAGGAGGTGGGTGGACTGAAGGGTATCCCATTGATTTTTCAACAAGTTCGGGCGGGTTTATGGGTACTAGACACGGATATACTGGCAGCCTTCACGGCAATGTTGGAAGTTTAAAGTTTTATTCTCGGCCCCTAACTACTAAGGAAGTTCTTAAAAATTATGAAGCGCAAAGCGGCTTCTTCAAAAATATTGAGATATGACGAATACTACAACAATTTATGGGGTGTTGCCTTCTCAACGCATAAAAGACCAAATAAGCAACGCTAATCCTTCTCAGAGCGTTAAAGGTGTTCAATTCCCACTGTATGACAAAGACAGCGGAGCGAAGGGAATTTTTGCACAAACCGCAGGAATTGACAGGCTAAAAGGCCAGATCACCCAGTTGCTCGGCACAGGCGGCGAAGAGAGGCTCATGCTGCCTAACTTTGGAGTAAATTTAGAGGAGTTCTTATTTGAGCCCCTCACAGAAGAACTTGTCATTGCGATACAGACAAGAATTGCTACAGCGATATATGACTACATTCCTGATGTGCAAATTAAGGATATGCAAATTAAATATTTAGATGAAGGATCAGCCTTTGGAATACCCGGATTGAGAATAAGTTTAAATGTTTTTTCATTAGAATTCCAAACAGATACAGAAATAACTGTTTATCATAGACCATAAAACTTAAGCTTATGACTACAAACTATAACACACCTAATCCTATTCCATTTACCACGGCTGAATCTGATTATCAAAAATTGATTCAAAGTGGAAAAGATTATATCAATAAAGAAGCTTTAATTGATTATGCTGCCACTGATTTTGCTGGGCTAAGAGACTCTCTAATTGCTTATATGAAGGCTGCGTATGCCACGGATTATCAGAACTTTACAGAATCTGATTATGGGATGATGTTTACAGAGTTAGTAGCATACATGGGAGCCGTAATGTCCTTTAAAGCAGATGCTTTAGCAAATGAGGCTTACTTGCCAACCGCAAGAACAAGAAGAAACGTATCAAAGCTTTTAAATTTAATCGGTGTGCGCTTAAAAGGCCCCACTTCGGCAGGAGGAAGTGCGAGATTAACTTTGGATTCTGCTGCAACTGCTAACCCTACTATTGCGGCATCAGATCGCGTTGTTACTATTTCTTCACCTTTAGATGGCGGTCAGGTAACCTATACGATGTACCCTGTGTCTAATGGTAGGGTTCAATCATTAGCCTCTAATAGTACGGACATTGAATTATCTATTAACGACTCTACAGACACCAGTACAACCTGGAGTAATCTTGCTTTACTTGAGGGCGCGTTGGCACAAGAAACAGGTACTTTTGATACAGCAGATGCCTTCAAGTCTATTGTTTTAACTCAAGGGCCTGTGATTGAAAATAGTGTTCAAGTCTTTGTTACATCCGAAAACTCGCTATCAGGAACATACAAGCAAGTCGATAATTTGTTTAGTGCGTCTGGATCCACGGACAAGATTTTTGAAGTGGTATATGATGAGCTATATAATGCTACACTTAGATTTGGTGATGGTAATCTCGGCGCTTCTCCCCCAAACTCCTCGTCCTATAGAGTCGTTTATAGAGTTGGGGGCGGCGCTAGAGGTAATGTATTAGGAAATGCTTTAGCAAATGTTGTTAATACATCACAAGGCAATGGAATCATAACTAACACTACTGTCATCACGGGTGGTGTTGACGCCGAGACCGTTGAGGATGCAAAGCTTAATGCTCCTTTAGTGTTTAAGCAGCAAGATCGCTTAGTTACTTTAGGTGATTACGAGTCTTTTGTTTCCAGGTATGTCAGTCCAAATGGGGGCGCAGCGATAGGCACTGCATCAACAAGGAAAGCCTTCTCCTCTGCGAACATAGTAGATGTCTTTGTGTTACAGAAGGCTACAGAACGACAACTGCAAAAAGCAACTGTTGATTATAAAACAAATCTTTTGGCAGCGATGGAAGACAAAAAGATGTTAACTGACCAATTAGTTATTGTTGATGGTTTGATAAGAACATTAGACCTTGTGGTTACAGCGTATGTTGATTCCTCTTTAAGAAGTATTGAGGATGTGGTAAAAGGTAAGATCTCTTCTATTGTAAGCTCGTTCTTTTCCTATTCAAAGTTTGGTTTCGGGGAAAAGTTCGTTCCCCAAGAATTAAATCGAAAGATCTTCGATTTATCTGAAGTCAGGTACTCAACACTTGATAATGTATCCGATAACATTTTAGTGGACTTTAATGAAGTAATATCATTGAATAACCTAACAGTAAACATCAGTTATATTTAAATGGCTAGAAAATTTTCAAAACTTAACTTTGTTGATGCGGTAAAAATTATTACGCCTGACTTGTATCTAAATCAAGATGCAGAGGTTAGCGGTAATCAAATAAAATTTACTGATAGAGTAATCAATAGCCATATAAGAGCATTGGACAACATTACCTCAGTTTTGAATGTTAGCGCAATCGCTGGCTCTCTCACTGCAAGCGATATTAATACACCTACTGGGTTTTCTAGGTATTTTATCAAGCAGAATAAACTTACTAACTTAGATATAAATAAGTTTACCAAAAAGATTTTAACTCCTTTAGGTGTTAAGCTCGAAGATTACCCCACTGCATCTAAATTTAAGAATTATCTTCGGACTGATTTACTACCCAAATTAAGATTGAACTCAAACGATTTGGCGACCGATACTTCTAGCGTCTTTGGAACCACAGCAGCGAGCACGCATGAGTATCTTGTTAATAATTTAGGGTGGCTTTACTTTTTAAACACAAGTGCTGCCACATACCACCCTTCCTCTATTGTTATAGATTCTATCACCGACACCTTGTATAAAGGAAAGCAGTATAAGATCAATGATGGTGTTAAGGACTTCCAAACT